TGGGGCTTTGCTTCCAGACCTGGATTCGAACCAAGATAGTCACCTCCAAAGGGTGATGTCCTACCATTAGACGATCTGGAAATTGGTTGGGGTAGATGGATTTGAACCATCAGCCATTTGCGTATAAGACAAATGCTCTAACCAAATTGAGCTATACCCCAGCGACCTTGAAAGGATTTGAACCTCCGACACGCAGGGTAGAAACCTGCTGCTCTATCCCCTGAGCTACAAGGCCAAATTATAAAGGGTCCTTATAAGAACCCTTTATGTTTGTAAATGAATTATACTATTTTTGTATTAGCTTTGTCAACTATATGTTTAAATTATTTAAAAATGATTCAGCAATATGAGTATGCTGATGAACTCCAAAATGATGATGTATTAAGTTATTTTTTGAAATATCAGAAGCTGCATCAAAATTTTTTCCATAAATTTCTCTTAATTCAGAATGACAATCTGTATAAGTAACACATTCATCTGGCAAAGCAATACATGAATTTTCAATTTTATGAAATCTTTCTTTATTATCTACATAATTAGTATGCCATTGATGACAATCTGTTGCAACAAAATTATTAAAATAAAGATTATCAATATTTTTCTTTAAATATTTATTTTGTTCTCCGTGCCAAGTACCCCATAAAAATTTTATATTGTTTGTATTGCAATACATTTCTAACATTTTTATATATTGTATGGCAATATACATAAAAGTTTCAGCTGGCAAAATATATTCTGCATTATGTGGTTTTCTTGAAAATAAAGGTGCTTTTTTATAATAATCTTGCATTAAAATTGCATATTCTGTTAAACCTGAGTCTTCGACCCCAAAATCCACACTTGATTTTATATGATCACTATTGCAAAGAATTTCCATTCTCAAAAAATCTGGAAATAAGCACATAAGAATTTTTGGATGACCAAAAGTATCAAAATAATTAAATATATTATTTATTATCCATGGTACTGACTTTCCAATACCACCCATATTATCATGTTCTAAATTTAATTTTCTTGCTACTTGTGATGACCAAATTCCATCAAATGAAACGCCTGCACCAAAAGTAAAAGAACATCCCGCTACAAGTAAATCATTTTTTTTATCCAGTGGCCGTGATCTAAATCCATATGAATTTAAGTTATACTCATTATAATCTAAATCTCTAACTACATATTTATATGGTGGCATTGAAGTTATGCCTGGTTTTGCATATTTCCAAATTCTTTCATCATGAAAAATTTTATCTTGTTCAAACATTATTTTAATGTCGCTGTTAACTGCCATTGCCAAAATTTATGTTGTTCAATTCTTCCAGCTATAAAATTACAAATTCCTTGTTCATCTAATTCATTAGATATGTCATAAGTTCTTCTTAGCATAGCAAGAACAACAGTATTTGTTTGAACTAATTCTTGCAACATAGTACGTGCATCAAGATTTTCTGAATCGTTTATCTCTAAAGCACTACCTTCAAGCCATGACTTTAAACCAAATGGTGCTTTTGCACCAAGTTTACGTATATTTTCTGCAATTGGATCAATTGATTCATAAACATCTGAATAAATTTTTAAAAGAAATTTATGATATTGTGGAAAATTAGATCCTTCAACATTCCAATGATACCCATGTGATTGTACATACATTTTTACAACCATTGATTTTAATGTTTTTAAAGCATCAATTAAATCTTGTTCAGTCATTTTATATCCTTAATTATATCTTCATCTGATCTGTTAGGATCGTTTTCTATATACAAAGCCTTAATAGTTTTTTTATTCTCTGCTCTTTGTGCCATCTCTCCCATACCAATCATAAACATGACTGAAGGAATTAATAGATCTACTAACTTACCAGAAAAATATTTGTGTCCCCACAAAATTAACGCTGATGTATATCCAGACACTCGTGCTGGGTATCTTTTGAAGTATGCTGAGATCTTGTTCCACATACAACTAATTATACATTATTTGGATGGTTTAGCGTAACCAGTTTTCTTTTTATTCATAGATCCTGGAAGCTTACCGCCTGGACCCTTATGATTTTTTTGTCTAATTGCTAGAGCTGCTTTAATTTTTTCTGTATTGCTTGGCATAATCATCCTTTGTTAGATGAGCAGTTTTTTACAGTCATGCTCAGGACTATGCAGTTATTTAAAGTCGCTGTCTCCCCCGACTTAATCTGCGACTCCCCGATGAAAGGGTGCAGATTTATATTATATCATATTGATTTATGAATTTTCAATTAAAATTCTTTTAATATCTTCAATTGATTTAATTGAGTTCATAACCTGATCGTCAAACATTTTTCCCAAATGATTCTCTATTTCAACCATAATTTGTATCCTAAACAAGGAGTCCCATAATTCATCTTGTATTAAAAAATCTTCGACTTTTTCTTTTCCTGCTGCTTTTAATAATATATTCATAGCTATTTCTTGACTATCCATTATTCCCACCTTTTCTTTTATTGTAACATAGTTGAAAAAAATCAGCAACATATTCATGAAAAGCTATCCCAAAATGAAATCCATCCCGAGCCCTTCTTCCATATTGCTCAAACATTAATTTTTTTTTACTTTCCAAAACATTTTTACTATCGTAATTTAAAAATATGTGGCCTCTATTACTACTTAATTCATTTAATATATAATCTGTTTCTTTATGCCAAGAAGAATAAAATAAATTTATGTTGTTTTTTTGACAATAATCTTCTATGATTTTTATAAAATACATATGTTTAATTACAAGGTCTTCGAGTGTTCCATCTTTAAGATCATCATTTTCTAATGTTTTTTGAACAAAGAACCTTTTTCCCTCTATGTGATTTTTGCAAGTCATATGTCTATGAAAATGTGGAAATAATAAAAATATATTTTCTGGGTTTCCAAATGTTTTACAATATTGCAAAGTATCAAAAACTATAGTTTCAATTGAACCACCAGATCTTGAAATATTATGATATTTTGAATACCCATCATATTTTAATTGTTTATCATAGAAAATTTTAGACCAAACTTTATCATACGGTAAAGCATCTCCATGCGTCACACAACATCCTGCAAATAAAGAATCTTTGATTAAATTATTTTCAAAATCATCAGACCTAAAACCATAGTTATTATACTTATAACTAATGCTATTATCATCAATTATTTTTGCTTTTTTTTCATAATTCATTAAATTAAATGATGTATTTGGCATTTCTTCTGGAAATAAAGTAAGATTTTTTTTTAACATTGATATTTTTTCAATATTAATTTTTCTATAAATATCTTTTTCTTCTTCATTTAAATGATTAAATAAGAATTTTATGCCCATAATGCTTTTCCCATTCTTCTATATCATTAAAATCATTCAACATCGGCTGTCCTTTAATGTTTAAACTTGTATTAAGAAGAATTGGTATTCCTGTAATTTGATACCATTGTTTTAATACTGCATAAAGTCCTGGGTGTTGTTCAGCATTAACTGTTTGCACTCTTGAAGTACCGTCCTCGTGTACAACAGAAGGAATAAGATCTGGCTTTAAACATTTAAATGTGTACTGCATATAAGGGCTAGTGGCATTAGATGGCATATCAAACCATTCATGTGCATATTCCTCCATAATTACAGGAGCAAATGGTCTAAACAGCTCCCTTTGCTTAATTTGATTAACTTTATCTTTAATATCTGGATCTCTGGGATCTGCCAATATACTTCTATTTCCTAAAGCTCTAGGGCCAAACTCTGCACGTCCCGCTGCTACTGGAGCAATTTTATTATTAATTAAAGATTGAACTATATTTTCTACAGGATATTCATTGCCCAAATCGTATCCAAGGTAAGGTCCCTCCCACTTTATATGCTTGCCACGTAATGCCAATGCAGCACCTAAACTTGATCCAGCGTCACCTGGGTTTGGCATAATCCATACATCATCAAATAAATCCCATAAAATTGTATTTGCAGAAGAATTTAATGCACAACCACCCATAAATACAAGTTTTGTTTTTCCAGTCTTTTTCCTTGCGTATGACATAAACTCATACAGCCTTCTCTCGTATACAAGCTGGACTGCTGCTGCTATATCAAATTTTTGCTGATCACTTATTAAATTCCAATCAGTAATTCCTTTGTGTAAGTTGTATTTTTGCTTATTTATATTTGGAAAATATTCATTGACTTTATTAAAATATTTGTGCGGATTGCCATAAGCAGCCATACCCATCATAATATATTCTTCTTGATTAGGCATAAGTCCAATTAGTTGTGTAAATGCTGAATAGAATAAGCCAAAACTAAGGGGGTAGTTTCTTTTTTCTACTAAGGATATCTTGTCGCCAACTCCCGTCCAAATTGTTGATGTGTTAAACTCTCCAATAGCATCTAGTACCACAATTACAGCATTATCAAATGGGCTTGTGTAGTATCCTGCTGCTGCATGAGAGTAATGGTGCTTAAACTCTTTTGACTTTATTCCTTTATTAACAGGCTTCCAGTCAGCTGCCCCGCCACGTAACTTAATTCTTAATCTTTTTAAACGGGACTTTTCATAATAAGCAGCCTCATCTGGCACACCATAACTAATTAAGTCACGGTATATCTCATTATTGTTATACCAATCATTTTTTTTCTTGCTATATCTTTCAGCATGTCCTGCAAATAATATTTTTTCATCATCAATTAATGCCATAGCAGCATCATGAGAAGTTTCATTGTATCCTAATATTTTCATAAATATTTTTTCCTATATTCTTTATAAAATTCTTCTGCATATATTTCATGTTCTAATATTCCTGGATGATCAAGATCTCTTGCCAACATATTATATTTGTTTTTTGGAAAAATTTTTGATAATTCAAAAAGTTTTTTTTCAAAATTTTCTCTATCTCCGCCTCTGCTTGTTAATAAGAAGTTTTCAAATTTAACATTTCTTTCTTTTATCATATTTATAACTGTATGATTCCAAGTAGACCAAACAAGATTAATATTGTTTATCTTGCAAAATGATTCCAACATAATGATGCTTGATATATATGTAGCAGTAGCTATTTCTGATTTTATTTTATCATTCTCATCTTCACCTTTTTGAATAAAAAATTTTCTTGATGGCTTAACAAGCTCATATCTTTCAAAATTTGGAAATAATATAAAAATTGCTTCTGGATTTCCAAACATTTTACAGTAAATAAATATATTTCTAATTATTTTTTGCGTTGATCCTCCAGTAAAAGAAAGATTTTGATAGATATTGTCATTATTTAATTTATTAAATAATGATTTTGACCATATTTTATCTTCATACAGGCCTTCACCAAAAGTAGTAGAACAACCAGAAAATAGCAATCTTTTATTATTGCTATTAAAATCATCAGATCTATGACAATAATTATTTATTTTATATCCTAAATCCTCATTATATTTTATACCTTTTTCTTTTTCCAATGTACTCATTTGTATAAATTCATTAGGCATTTCAATATAATCATCATGTGATGGTTGCAATGAAATTTCAAAATCTTTTAATAAAAAAGACATTAATAAATATACTTTCTTCTTTTTAGAGCTTTTTTATTTTTTAACTTCCATATTAAAAATTTAATTTTATTTATCATTTAAAAAGCTTCTTCCTTTGTATATTCATCTCCATCGTTTTTCCAAAGGATTACTGAATCTTCTGCATCTCCAGTTTTTACTATTGTTGTATTAAAAAGTTCTGGAACATCAAAGGTGTACCAAGTTGGCATTGTATATCTATTGTTACCGCCTTCAACATTTTGAACTTCATGTCTATATTTAGATGGAAAAATTATAAGATCGCCTGGCTTAGGCTTATATTCTAAATTGTGGAATGGAAATGCTATTTTTCCACCTTCGTAATCATCATTTACATATATTAACGCAGAAATATTTAATTTATAAAAATCTGCATGAAAAGCTGGTTTTCCATCTGGTCTTTCACAATCTGCATGTAAACCGCTAAACATGCCAGATGTCCATTTTATAAAATGTAAAGCATTATGTGGTTTTTCAACTATTTTACAACCATAAGTATCAATATAATATTTTTTAACTTCTTCAAATATTAAATTTTGATATTTAGTCAATAGATTTGCAACATTTTCATTTTCAATTAAAACATCAGCATATCTTTTTTCAAGTCCACCTTTAAAATTATCATCATCTTTATATTTATTTAAATACTCATAGATATCTTTTAAATCTTGATCCTCAACAAAATTATTTAAAATTATAATATTTTTAGGATCATCTCCTATTTTATTAAATTCGTTTAAATAATCTTGATAGCTCGGCTCTATTTCAGTATCAAATTTAGCGATTTTTTTTATTTTTTGTTCCATGATTTTATTATACCTTAATTTGTTTTATAAAAGATTCAGAAATTCTTGCATGCTCTAAATGACTATGAGGATGTAAAATTTCATCTATGTGAAAAAAATAATTCCATTTATAATTATTTAAAAATATATTAGTAGATTCATCCCAACTAGTCCAATACAAGTTTATATTTGATGATTTACAATATTGCTCTAGATACCTCATTTGCTGCAAATATTTTAATCCTAATAAATGAATTGGAAGGTTTAGTGGTTCTGCCATTAAATTATGTTCAGGTCTTTTTGGATCAACATCCGTGTATTGATAATAAATTTTAGTTTTAAATACACCGAGATCTCTCATTACTCCTATATCCCTTATCAATTCTGGAGTTAATATAAAAATAGATTCTGGGTTTCCATATTTATCAAAATATTTAAATAAATTAGAGACAATTTTTGCTATTGCAGCTCCAGGATATGATAAATTTCTAAAATTATTTTTTTTCAAATTTAAGCTATTATATGTTAAATATGCCCAACCTTTATCAATATCAACACCTTGAGGCAAAGTAATTTCATCGCCTGCAAATATTACATGTTTATCAGGTTTTTCTAAGGTAAAATCATCACATCTTAAGCCTATATTGTTAAAAATATAATTAGTAGTACATTCTTCATTACCAATTGTTGCCCAAGGGGGTAGAGGTGCTGGGCTATCTATAACTGGTTCAATATCACTTGACATCCAAGTTTTAAATTCTGATAAACTTGGATTTATTTTTTCATAATAATTATGATTCATTTATCTTCTTACTGATTTGATCTTCCGTTTTTACCCGAGCTATTTCCATATCCAACTGATGGATTTCCATCTTTTTGTGGCGGAGTATTATAAGTTGAATTATACCTCATATCTTGCATTTGTGAACCTATAACTGGTGCAAAAGAACCGTTCCAAAAACTTAAAGAACCTATTCCTTCTTGCTCGTCTTGTTTTGTTTGATCACCTTTAACTACTGGCTCATTTACTGCTATTGCTTTCATAGCTTCTTCTGCATGTTCTTTAGTTGTATAACAACCAATTACTTGTCCAGTTCCCGCTTTTGTAATTGCATAACCGCCTAAACAATCTGGAACATTGTATTCTAATTTAAATCCTACGCCACCAGAAATTCTTCCAGCACCCGCAGATTCTTTTTTGACGGGAATACAATTAGGAACTGTCTTGCCATCTTTTTCTTTAGTACCAGCATATTCGTAACCATCCCAGCATGGTCCTTGGCCCTTATCAATACAATATGCACATTTTTCTGTATCTGAAATATAATGATGATCATTTCCTAAGTCATCGCATCCGCAGGTCATGCATTTTTTAACATCTTTGACGTTTGAATAAAGTGCTCCAAGCTGTGCCTGTGCTTTTTCTTTTGAAGGATGCGTTCCAACAACTTTACCTGTTTCTGTTGCTACAACCTTATATTGATTTCCATCACGTTGAATATTATATGGCATTTTACCCCTTGTACTAATTATATCATGTTGAGCCCCCCGTCAGGATTGAACTGACGACCTTCCGCTTACAAGGCGGATGCTCTACCACTGAGCTAGGAAGGCTTAGGCTATAAACGGATTCCAGCACGTAATGGCTGCCCTGTCCCACATGAACTCTTACGCTCACGGGTATGTAATATGTAACTATAACATCCTAAGAGAGTGCCGTTTATAGCTTAAGTACATTGTATCATAATTTTTGAGCTAATATAGTAAAAAAACCTGGATCATAAATCATATTATTTATCTTTTTTTGTGCTTCATTACTTAATGATTTTTCTATTTCTATCCAATTTTCTGTTCCATTTATTTTTTTATAATTATTTAAAGAAGTTAATATTACTTTACATCCTAAATCTTCCAAAACTTTTGATATCTCTAAAAATGAATGCTGTGTTTCATGTGGATGTAAAACTTGATCAAAAAACCAAGATTCTCCAAAATCGGGATCCTCAATTAAATTAAGGTTTATTTCAAAAAATTTATTAATTAAAAAATCAACTGAATTATTTTTTAATTTTAAATCATTAAAATATTTCAAAAAAGGAGATCTTATATCTTTATGATAAAGACCTATAAATAAATAGCCATTATCTGACAAAGAAGTATCTATTAATTTTTTAATTGCATCATGACAATTTTCCGTATGATGTAAAACCCCATTAGAAATTATAAAATTATATTTTTTATTACTTTTAAGATTAAAAATATTTTTTATAAAAAAATTATTATTTAAATTTAAAATTTGAGATACAAAAGTTGCATTTTCTATTGCAATATCATTTATATCAATTCCATCGCCACTAATATTATAATGATAATTTAAACTATTTAACATTCTGCCAGAGCCACACCCTGCATCTAGAATTTTTAGATCTTTATTTAAATATTTTTTTAAAAATTTATAATGTTTAAATGGTTTAAATTTTTTAACAGATTTACATTCATTGTCTATATCACCATGCATGTTAAAAGCATGATTTTTATAAAAATTTTTTACTTCATCATTTATATTTTTCATTTTTTCCTTTGTGAAGCAAGTAGGACTTGAACCTACGACGACCGAATTATGAGTTCGGGGCTCTAACCAACTGAGCTATTGCTCCATTTTTTTTAGTTTTCAGAGCCTATTAATTTATTTTGTATTAATTTTTCTCTTTCATCAACAATTTCAAATGCATAATCTTTTAATTTTTCTTCATGTTTATTATAGTGATGTCCACAAAATAATAATTCTCCAGCTACTCCATTGACCCATACCAATGCTTCAGCAGAACAAGAATCACAACGATCTTGTGGGCCCAGAACATAAGATTTAATTTCTTTTGTTTTTTCTGCCATCATATTCATAATTATACTCTTTCTGTTAATTGATTAATAATTTTTTGCGATCCGTATCGGACTTGAACCGACGACCTTTGCCGTGACAGGGCAACGCTCTAACCAACTGAGCTAACGGACCTTGGCTGGGGTGACAGGGATCGAACCTGTGACATTTCGATTAACAGTCGAACGCTCTGCCGTCTGAGCTACACCCCAATGTTTAGTATTATATATTACCAAATGGTTTTTTGTCAATCATATCTAAAAGATCTTGTGGGTTATTAATTAATCTGCGTTGTGCTTCAAATTTACCCAACTCAATAAATTCATCAGCAATTGTAAACATCATATCAAGCAAGCCTTGAGCATATCTTTTATCATTTGCAGGTACATCTTCAAGTTCTTTTTTCATATTTGCTGAAGATTGAGTTAAATATTCACAAATTTGAGTTAAAGATATATAAATATCTTGATCGTCCTCTATAGTTTTCATTGTTCCGTTTGCTATCATGACGACAGTCTATCAGAGTATCCTCATGCTGTCAACTGGCATTGCATCTTCATCGTCATCAATACCCATGTAGTCCCGCAAATTAGCAGGCATCTCTCTTGATTCTGGAAGTTTAATTGTATTGTTAGACTTAAGCCTTGCATCAGATTGCTCTCTTAATTTTTCAATTTCAGTTTGAAACACTGTTCCATAAGTATAAAGACTTATTTCTTGATTTAAATCTCTGGGGGTTAAAGCTGTGGCGTTGTATATCGCACCACACACAGCATCTGAAAGGTCTTTAGAGCCTTTTCTAGGGTGATCTACCTTATCTTTTACAATACGTAATTGTAATAACTCATTAATCAATAATTGAATTTTAGGCCCTAGAATTCTTTCTTCTGTTATACATAAAGACATATCTTCATAATGTTTTTTAGCAACTGAAAGTATATCGCAATTTATTCCATAAGCTTTTAATTGTTGCATTAGGTCGTGAGAATTCCAACGGTCAAATGTAACCATTTTTAAATTAAAACCTTTTTGTTTTAAACTAATTATATAATCTTTTACTTCTTCAAAATCAACAGATTTATCTTTAGTTGGTGTCCAAAATCTTACTGCATCTACAACAATCTTTGGTGCTGCTTCTTTATAATTTTCACCAATTTTCATTGTAACCCAACCATCAACGTGTGATAAAGCAACTGCACAATGGTCATGTTTTTGAGCAAGGTCAACGTGTATAAAATAATTTGTATTTTCTATTGGAGCAAAATTATCATCAAATCTTCCATCTTTATCAACTCCAAGGCGATAATTTGAAAAAGCTTTTTCAATTAAATCTCTTGATCTAAAAAAGGCATCTACGGCATCTGGTGGCATGCATGCAAAACGTGATAAAGCGTCAAGTGGATCTGTATAAAAATCAATTGTAAAATCTTCAATCTTACGTGTAGGATTAACATCCCATGTTGGACGCTTTAATGCAAAAACTCTAGGGATTTTATAAGAAACAATATGGTCTTCTTCCCATTCCATTTCAAATTCATTTCCTTCCGTGCCATCTGGAAGTTCTGGATCCACTTTAAATCTATGACTTTTAATAACAACTTCTTTTTCAGCAACAACCTCTTCATATCTTTGTTGAATATAGTCGTTTTTAAAACGTGGGAATGAAAGCAATATAAGTTTTCCAAAATCTGGAAAACGAGAGTTTACTGAGGCACGATACATTTTGTAAATAGATGATGCAGTTTTTGCCTGTTCATTTCCAGATGTTGATTCTAAATCAAAACCTGAGATCTCATCAAGAATAACAACAATAACGTTATATCCTTCCCAAGATTCTCTTTGTGAGTGACCTGAGTGAACTGTAACTTCTTTATCAAACTCTACGCTATTTGCTTTAGCAATATATTTTCCTTGAAACCAAGGGGACTTTTCAATACGCTGATTAAAACCTTTAAAGAACACTCGGTTGGCTTGAACAGCATTAATAGCAATGTTAATAATATCAATAGCATCCCC